CTCACGGATGTGTGCCCGCAAGTAATGGTCAGGGGGTAGGTCATGGGCCGCCGAGGGCCGAAGCCAGAGCCGACGCCGCTGAAGATCGTTCGAGGCAATCCCGGCCGCCGGCGTCTGAACAAGTCCGAGCCGCAGCCGCCCGCCGATGGCGTCGTGATGCCGACGCACCTCGGCGAGGTGGCCGCCAGCAAGTGGTCAGAGCTGCTCCCTCTGCTCCAGGCCGTCAGGGTAATGACTCGTGCCGACGTGGAAGCGTTGGCCCGCTACTGCGATACATACGAATGGTGGCTTGCCACCCGTGCAAAACTCAAGAAAGAGGGCGACACGTACCCGATCCTGAACGACAAGGGAGACGTTAAGTACATCGCACAGCGTCCCGAAGTCTCGATAGCCAACAAGTTAGCGGCCCAGCTTCGGCAGTTAGAGAGCGACTTTGGCCTGTCGCCAGCGGCCAGAACGAGCCTCAAGGTTGAGCCGGATGCCAAGGAAGAAAGCGTCCTGTCCAAGTTCCTTGCCCGCCGCCAGAAGGCGTGAGTGGGTAGAGGGATTTTCGTACGACCCGACAGATCCCGATCTCGTTATCGACTTCCTTCAGAGCGTCTGCGTCCACACCAAGGACGGGGCGACGGCAAAGGCTGGCGATCCGATCCAGTTGCTGGACTGGCACAAGGAAGAAGTCATCAGGCCGCTGTACGGGTGGAAGGACAAGGACAGCAGGCGGCGGTATCGGGTGGCCTACTTCGAGGTTCCCAAGAAGAACGCCAAGAGCACGCTGCTCTCGTGCCTATCTATCTGGCATCTCGTCATGGAGGGAGTCGGCGAGCTGGGGTGCATCGCCGCCAAAGATCGCAACCAGGCGGGAATCATCTACGACGAAACGGCAAAGATGATTCTTGGGTCACCGGAACTGCGTGGTCTGCTCGAGGTGATCGACAGCCGCAAGACGATTGTGAACCGCAGCAACAACAGCAGCCTGCGTGTCATTTCTCGTGATGCGGGATCTGCCGAAGGGCCGTCGTATTCGTTTGTGTTCTTTGACGAACTGCATGCCCAACCTGACAGGAAACTGTGGGAGGCGTTGCGGTATTCGGGGCGATCACGGCCACAGCCGCTCATCTGCACTATCACGACGGCTGGCAGCGACAGGCAGTCGATTTGCTGGGAGCAGCACGAGTACGCCGAGCAGGTGATTGCGGATCCGGAGTACGACCCACGCTTCTACGGCAGAATCTGGGCCGCCCAAAAGGACGTGGACGACTACTTCTCGCCGGCTGTCTGGCGGCGGTGCAACCCTGGCATGGGCGTCACCATGACCGAGGAGTCTTTTGCGGCCGACGCCACGGAGGCCCGCAACAAGGCCACAAAACTCAATGGCTGGCTGCGTTACTCATTAGGAATCTGGACAGAGACAAGCAACCGCTTCCTAGACCCGGACAAGTGGGCCGCATGTGCGTTGCCTCCGCCCGTCCCGCTGTCTGGCCGCCCGTGCATCCTCGGCATGGACTTGTCGAAGAGCACAGACCTGTCAGCCGTCACGGCTCTGTTTCCGCATGAGGATGGCACCTTCGACGTGGATTGCATGCTGTTCAGTCCACGGGATTTGATCATGGAGCGTGAGCGGACAGACCGCCAGCCGTTCCAGCACTGGGTGGATCAAGGCTGGATCACAGCCACCAGCGGTAACGTCATCGACCACGGCGTCATCCGAGAGTACGTGCTTGAGTACGCCAAGAAGCACCAAGTGGAGCGGGTGCTTATGGACATGTCCGGGGCCGTGCAGTTGGGCGTGGAACTGCAAGGAGCGGGGCTGGCCGTGGAATCATTTGGGCAGGGTTTCCGCTCAATGAGCAGCCCTACCAAGTTGCTGGAGAGCCTAGTGCTCCAGCAAAAGATTCGCCACCGAGGCAACCCAGTGCTGAGCTGGATGGCCGCAGGCGTGACGGTTGAGACAGGAGCGTTCGAGGACATACGGCCCGTCAAGAAGAAAAGCACCTGTCGCATTGACGGCATCGTGGCTCTCATCTTCGCCCTCGGCGGATGGGAGGCCAACAGCGCGCGAAAGGCCGCCGAACAAAACTGGGACATCATCACGCTATGAGCGAAACCGCCACCGACTACCGCATGTTTGAGCTTCGCGGCATCGAGTGGAACGACTCGGCGTCCAACCGCACGCCGTCTGGCATCCGCGTCAACGCCGACAACTCCATGGCCTGCTCGGCCTATACAGCGTGCATCCGCGTCATATCGGATGCGGTATCGGCCCTTCCGCTGCACGTCTACGAGCGGCTCGCGGATGGTGGCAAGGCCAAGGCCCCGACGCACCCGGTGTACCGTCTGCTGCACATGCAGCCCAACCCGTGGCAGACGGCCCAGGAGTTTCGCGATTGGATGACCGGCATGTATCTGCACTACGGCGCGTCGTACGCCGAGATCCGCCCTGGTGCTCGAGGTGCCGTGTCTGAACTGTGGCCACTGCACAGCAGCCGCATGGAGCCCGAGCGGCTTGAGAACGGCACGGTGCGGTACAAGTACCGCGAGCCGAGCGGCAAGGTCACGACCTACTCGCAGGAGCAGATCTTCTGCCTGCGGTTCACGACCGAGGACGGCATCAAGCCGGTGCCCACGTATCGCCTGTTCGCCAACGCCATCGGCCTGGCCCAGGCCCTTGAGACTCACGGCAGCACGTACTTCGGCAATGGTGCCCGGCCGGGCATCGTGCTGGAGAGCGAGAACCCGGTGCCGGTCGAGGCAGCCGAGCGGCTCCGCGAGCAATGGGAGCGGATGCACCGTGGCCCTGACCGTGCGTTTCGCACGGCTGTCCTGCCAAACGGTGTGAAGGCCCACGAGCTCAGCGGTAGCAACGAGGCCGCCCAGTTTCTTGAGACTCGGCAGTATCAGGTGATTGAGATCTGCCGGGCGTTCCGTGTGCCGCCGCACATGATTCAGGATCTCACCCGCAGCACGTACAGCAACATTGAAGTGCAGGGCACTGAGTTCGTGCAGCACTGCCTGCTGCCTCATCTCAAGCGGTGGGAAGCCGCCATCAGCCGCGACCTGATTGTGGACGACGAGCGGTACTTTGCCGAGCACAACGTCAACGGCCTGCTGCGTGGCGACCATACCAGCCGGGCTGCGTTCTATGTGTCGGCTCTCCAGAACGGCTGGATGACGATTAACGAGATCCGCGAGGCTGAGAACCTCAACCCGATCGGACCGGACGGCGACAAGCACTTCGTGCAGCTGAACATGACGACGCTAGACAAGTTGGGCGAGGAGCCGCCGGCAGCGGAGCCGATGCCGCAGGACTCGCCGGAGGAGCCGATGGACGGCACGCCCGAGGACAGTGTTGAAGACAGCACGACCGCACAGGAGGACGTGAGCAATGGAACTTGAACGCCGCTGCCTGACCGTTGACGAGGCCCCAGAGTGCGAGCTCGTCATTGAGACTCGTGCCAGCGGACGTGAAGCCATTCGCGGCCTGGCCGTGCCGTACAACCGTCTGTCGCTTGACCTGGGCGGGTTCCGCGAGCGAATCCTGCCGGGTGCCTTTGACAAGGTGCTGAGCCGCCAGCGTGGCAAAGGCGAGATCCTAAGCTACTACAACCACAACAGCGACATGCTGTTGGGCCGGGAGTCGGCCGGCACGCTTGAGATCATTGCCGACGACCGTGGCATTTCGTACGTGGTCGAGCCGCCAGACACGTCTGCCGGCCGTGACGTTCTGGCCCTCGTCAGGTCTCGGAATCTCAGGGGCAGTTCATTCGCCTTCACGGTGAGCCAGAAGGGCGAGCGGTTTACCACCGATGAGGGTGGCAAGGCGATTCGCGAAGTGGTCGAAGCGTCTGGCCTTTACGAGGTTGGCCCCGTAAACGTGCCAGCCTACGGCAGTGCTACGTCTGCGGTTGTTGCCCAGCGTTCGTATGAGGCGTGGCTGGCGACTCAGGCAGCAGCCGTTGAGGCCGACGCCGACGCTGAGCCTGAAGTGAAGAAGGTGATGCGTTCGCTGGTGCGTGACGCAGCTGCTGCGTGGTCGCTGAGGCTGCGAAATGTCTGAGGCCCGCTGCACCTGCGGCGAACGTCTGCGGTGCCGTTCTAGTCGCCCGTGCGGTGACGAGCGGCAGCGGTATCTGCGTTGCCCGAGGTGCGGTGCTCGTGCTGTTGCGTTTGTGAAAACAACACTTTCGCAAGTCCGCTTCTGCAAGAGGCCGGGCACGTAGCGGCATTGTGGACTCCATCGGCAATACCGCCGGCGGAGATCTCACACAGTGGACAAACTCAAGAAGCTTCAGGACGAGGCGGCTGCCCTCGCCAACCGTATCGACGCCGTGCGTGCCGTCGAGGCCGAAGACACCACCGCTCGCGATGTCGAACTTATTGACCTGAATAAGCGTGCGGACGAGCTGACCGCCAAGATCGACTTCGAGAAGAAGGTGGCCGAGTCGGCCAAGAACCTCCGCAGTGTCGTCGATCGCTGCACCCCGGCCCCCGAGGTGCGTTCGGACGAGCCGAAGGCCCGCATCGAGGCGGTGCCGTTCCGTGGCAAGCTCAAGGCTTTCCGCTCGCACGAAGACGCCTACAAGAGCGGCATGCAACTGAAGGCCACGCTCCTCCGCGACGCCGATGCGAAGCGGTGGTGCGAGGATGCTGGCATCGAAGTTCGTGCCCAGGGCTCGACGGGCTCGACCACGGGCTCGGCGTTTGTGCCGGACATCCTTCTGTCCGACACCGTGCTGCGGCTCGTTACCGAGAACTCGGCGTTCGCGTCAAACGCTCTGAACATTCAGATGCCGAGCGACGTGGTCTTGGTGCCGAAGCGGACAGCCGGTGCGTCCGTGAACTGGCAGAACGAGAACGTGGCAATCACCGACAGCGACCCCACCTCCTCGCAGGTGACGCTGACGGCGAAGAAGGCCACGGCGGCCACGAAGATTGCCAATGAGCTCCTCTCGGATGCGGTCAACCCGGCGGCCTACGCCGACTGGATCGCGGCCGAGCTTGCCCTGTGCCTGACCAACGCGATTGAGAACATCGCGTTCAACGGCAACTCGGGCTCGGCTCCCAGCGTTGCTGGCATCCTGACCAGCAACGGCATCCTCGCGGGAACCTCGGCGACCTACGCCGCGAGCCTCGTGACGGCTGCCGGTGATACGCCGGACGAAGTGACCAAGGCGAACCTGCTGCGGATGATCGCCACGATGCCCTCGCACAGCCGTGCGGGCGCCAAGTGGTACGTCAGCCCGTACTTCTTCGCCGACTGCATGCAGGCTCTCGACGCCGCCCAGGGCGGCTCGGTCGGCCTCGCTCAGGGCATGGGCCTGACGTTCATGGGCTATCCGGTGGTGCTCACGGACGAGATGCCGGGTGCCGGCGACCAGACGGGCAACGTGATGGCCCTGTTCGCCAACCTGGCGAACGCGGCGATCTTCGGAACCCGCCAGGGCATCGACCTGGCCTCGAGCTCCGAGGTGGCCTTCCTGAGCGACCAGACGGTGCTGCGTGCGACCGCCCGCGTGGCGATCTCGTGGCACACGCTGGGCAGCGACACCGTCGCCGGCCCGGTCATCGCCCTGAAGGGTGCGTGAGCCTGACGGCTTGACACCTCTGCAACGCTAGGCGGGCGGCTCCAAACGGGGCCGCCCGCTTTCTTTGCGAGGTGCCCATGCTGGTGAAGGTAGGCGAGACAGAAGTTGACATCCGCGTCGAGGCTTGCATGTCGATGCCTCGGCTCTCTTTTACCGCGAATCATTTCGCGTGGGCGCAGGCGTTTATGCCGCTTGGCATCCGCCCGACCATGGGCGTCGGGTGTTTTTGGGATCAGGTCAACACAAGGGTCATGGAGCAGTTCATTGACTCGGCCGAGTATTTGCTTCTGACCGACTACGACAGTTTTTTTACGAAGCAAGATCTTGAAACGTTGTTCGCGATGGCGATGACGTTTCAGTGCGATGCGATCACGGGACTACAGACCAAGCGAGAAGACGGCCGCCCGATGCTCACGCTCAAGGACACGCTCGACTCGCCGCCCGAGGAAGGCCACACCAGCGTGCCTGCGGCCTGGTTCTCAGAGCCCGTGCAGGAGGTGGACACGGCACACTTCGGATGCACCGTCATCAGCACGGCAGCTCTGAAGCGAGCCAAAAAACCGTGGTTCTGGAGCAAGCCAGACGCCGGCGGATCGTGGCACGATGGCCGCATAGACCCTGACATTTACTTCTGGCGTAACTGGCGAGAGAGCGGCAACCGCGTGTACGTGTCGCCCCGCGTCGTCCTGGGGCACGGGGAGTACGTCGTGACGTGGCCAGGCAAGAACCTTGCCGCCCCTGTCTTCCAGTGGACGACCGAGTTCACAAACACCGGCAAGCGGCCTCAAACTGCATGGAGCGTGCCCTGATGGCGAAACTGAAGTTCAGCCGCTCGTGGCGTGGATACCGCAAAGGCCAGGTGGTGGACATCCCCAACGGGCTCGCCACGCAGCTGCTCGCCCAGCGTGTGGCCGTCGCAGACAACCAGCCGACGCTGATCGAAACGGCCGCCATCGAGCACGACGCCGAAACCGCTGACGCCACGCCGAGGAGACGAGGACGCCGTGCAGTACCGAAGCCTGACTCGCCAGACGCCGCCGGCCGTTGAACCCGTCACCGTAGCCGAGGCCAAGGCCCACCTGCGGGTGGATACGAGCGACGACGACACATACATCGGCACGCTCATAACGGCGGCCCGCGAGTGGTGCGAGCAGTACCTAGACCGGACGCTCGTGCATACGCAGTGGGTGATGCGGTTTGACCGATTTCCACCCAGCGGCGAGGAGCCCGTGGAACTGCCACGGCCGCCCATGGTTACGAGCGGCACCGCCACCGCCGTGTCAGTGACATTCACCAGCGAGGCCGGGGCGACGAGCACGTACAGCACTAGCCAGTACCGGGTGGACCGCAACGCCACGCCGGGGGCTATCAAGCCCACCTACGGCTCGACGTGGACGCCGCACCGGGAAGATGACAACTCCATCAGCGTGACGTGGTGGGCCGGATACGGGGCTGCCGGATCTAGTGTGCCAGCCACGATCCGCCACGCCATGCTGATGCTCGTGGGGCACTGGTACGAAAACCGCTCGTCTGTGCTGGTTGGCTCAATCAGCAAAGAGATGGAGTTTGCCGTGATCTCGTTGCTTGACTCCCAACGCTGGGGCACCTACCGATGAGCATTGAAGGCCGCATCAATGTCGACGTGCTGTTTCACGACAAGGACGGCACGTCGTCGCTCAAGGTGCTTTCCCTGCAGGACTCCGATGCGTACGCCGTGGGGGAGGCCGCGATGTGGTCAGGAACGTGCGGCACAGCCGCCGTCACACTGTCGTTTGGGCCAACGACGTACAGGGATGCCGCTGGCAGCCTGGTCTCCGTGGTGCCTGGCGGCTCAGGCAGGGTTGCTTTTCTCGCATCGGGCAACGGAGGCGTCTTAACCCAGCAAAACGGTTCAGTCGTTTTGTTTTCTCAGGGCCACGCCTGCCTCAGCAACATTGACGAGCAGGAGTCTGTTTCAGTCGCAGCCTTCGCTGGGACCACTCGGTATACGGTAATCGTCTACAGCGAGTCGTGATTTTGGACGCAGGAAAGTTACGCGAGCGAGTTACCGTGCAGCAGGCGTCCGAGAGCCGGAACGCCATTGGCGAAACCGTGCTTTCGTGGAGCACCTTCGCCACGGTGTGGGCGAGCGTTGATGGCGTGTCTGCACGCGAGGCACTGGCCGCCGGGCAAAACGAGGTCAGCATCACGCACAAAGTGCAGATGCGGTACCTGGCAGGAATGACGCAGCGGATGCGATTGCTTTGGCGTGGCCGCATCCTTGAGATCGTCAGCCTGCTCGAGCACGAGAACCGCAGTCGGCACGAGCTCATCTGTCAGGAGACTGCGGCATGACCAGCGTGTTTTCTGAAGGCCCGTCGCTGCTCAAACTGGCTGTCGGCAAGGGTAAGTCCACGAAGGAAGCGTACGGCATCGCAGGCCTTGCTGACATCGTTGCAGCGTTGAAGCGGCTGCCTAGGGACATCTCGCTGAAGTACCAATCGCAGGCACTGAGAAAGGCAGCGAAGCCAGGGCAGGACGCACTGCGGCGGGAAGTGGCCAGCCTTGGGCAAGTCACTGGCAATCTCTTGGCGAGCGTCACCAAGGCGGAAAAGAAATACACCAACAACAAGGCACAGCTGCCCGTCAGCGTCGTCGTCATAGGTTTCCGAAGGCCGACAAACACTAAGAGCCAGAAGGGTGCCACGCCAGCCTTTGCCGGCGGGTCCGTGCTGAAGGGTCCAAATAGGGCCTACCACTCGCACCTTGTGGAGTACGGCACCAGGCCTCGGACGCCAGGCAAGAGCAAGACGGTGGCCAAAAAGCGTGTCGTGCTTGGCGGCAGAATCCAGACGGTCAATCTGCGGATCAAGCAGCAGGCGTCCGGCGGCGTGCTGTCTTCGTTCAAGACGAGAGGGTCGTTCACGGGGCGAGGGCTTTACCCGGTGGACTTTATTGCTCGAGGAACGGTGGCCGGATCTCCGGCCAGGCATCCGCTCAAAAAGGCGTTTGAGTCGTCGCAGTCGCAGATGAAGAGCATTCTAGACATTGAGATGCGGAAGGCCCTGACTAGGGCGGTAAGCGAGTACGAGAGGAAGTACGGCGACTCTGGAGGCATCCTCTGATGTTTCGCTCCCCAGAGGCGGCCCTTTGCCGCGTGCTTGCTGCGTCGCCGTCAGTCGCACGGCTGGCCGGCTTTCGGCAATACCCAAACGGCAGCATCGTGGCCGAACAGATGCCGCTCATCGCCTGGCGTCGCACGGGAGTTGGCAGAACCCAGACGCTCCAGGCCCCTGCCGGAATCCCGCGAGTAACCATTGAGTTTTCGGTATACGCCAGCACGTACGAGGCGGGCCGAGAAGTTGCCGACGCCATGCGGTCGATTCTGGATGGATACGGCGGCGAGGTTCTAGGCTGCACTGTGTCGCAGTGCTCGCTCGAGAACGAGTCTGACGACCTGGTCACGCTTGCTGGAGGCGACCTCCCGCCCGTGTATCAGATCACTCAAACCTACGACGTTTGGTGGCAGGAGTAACCAATGCCCGCAACGCCTCACGATAGTTCGGGAACGACATTCACGTTCAACAGCGTGAACTACACCGTCACGAATATCACGTACACGATCGCGGACAACAACGCTACCGACAACATTGACGTGTCGCACCTCGGCCAGACGACCGGCCAGACCGTTGCGACTCTGAGCCGCCCGCTTAAGGGCTCTGCTGGCGATACCGGCAAGGAAGTCACGATTGACTACTTGGCAAACGCTGGGGCGACTCCGATTGCCCAATCTCAGAGCGGCACGTTGACCATCGCTGGCGGCATCACTCTCACCAGCGTTGCAGCTACGTGCAAGTCGTCAACGATCACGCTTGCCACCAACGATGCCATCAAGGGCTCGGCTTCGTTTCAGGTCGCCTAGTACGTCACGGAGGCCACCGTGGCGACTCACTCATCAGGCATTGCCGTCACATGGGGCGGCGTGCCGTTCGCTGAGGTCACGGACCTGCAATGGTCTTACGGCGGCGGCTCCTCCAAGGGCCGCTCTGTGGCGTGGACTGACGACGCTGGCTCCGTGAGCATTTCTTGCCTCGGCTCGGCCAACATCAGCACTGCCAACTGGGGTGATCGCGACACGCTGACGATCACTGGTGGCGGGATGGACTTGACCTATGTGGCAGTCTTTGAGCAGGTAGCCGCATCTGCCGAACTCAACGGAGTAACGAGATACACGGCAACCTTCAAAATCCTTGATGACGGGTGATTTATGCCGCTGACTCGCGAACAAATCGACAACGCCCCCGACGCCAAGATCATCACGGTTGACGCTCCTGAGCTTGGCGGCGACGGGAAGGTGTGCATCAGGCTGATGAGCGTTGGCGACCGCGACTCCTACGAGCTCAAGGCTTTGGAGTCTGAGAAGCAAGCCATTGTTGATTTCCGCAGCGAGCTTTTAAGCCGCACGCTGTGCGACGAGAAAGGCAACCTGCTCTACCCAGGCAAGGATGGCGTTGAGGCCATCAAGCGTCGTTCAAGCGACGTGATGCACAGGCTGTGGCACGCGGCCCTCAAACACAATGCACTCACTGAAGAGGAGATCAAGAAGCTAGCGGGGGAATAAACGCCCGCCCCACGTTGCAGTTCAAGCTGCGTCTGGCGGGCCACCTCAAAAAAACACTCGCTGAAATCGACGCCATGGACTCGCGTGAGTTCTCCACGTGGATTGCGTGCTCGAGGTGGTTCTTTCCGCTTGATGACACATGGGGCCAGACGGCAATGCTGGCCACGTCGATTCTGGCTCCGTACTCCAAGACGCCGCCCGATCCAGAGAAGTTCATACCCAAGGAAGAACGAGCCCCTAAGCATCCGACGCAGATCGCAGAAACACTGAAGCGGATGGCCGCTGACCTCGGCAAAAAGTGACCTATGGCAACCATCTCTCTCGGTTTCAACCTGTCTGCGTCTGCCGTGCAGATGGCCACTGGCATCAATGCCGGTGTGGTCGAGCTTGAGAAACTGGGGCTGGCTGCCAAGAAGACGCAGCGTGACGTTTCAACGCTCAAGACGATTGAGCTTTCGCGGGCGTTTATCTCAACGATCCAGACTGCCGCTAATGCGTTTTCTGCGTTCATCGGCGGAACAGCCGGTGCCGTTGCCGCAATAGACGACCTGTCGAAACGTACCGGCATTTCCGCCGACGTTATTCAGGGCTACTCGCTTGCGGCCAATCAATCCGGCATCTCGCTGGAGTCGTTCGGGAAAGCCATCCAAAAGCTCACCGTCAATCTTGGTGAAGCACAGACCGGCAACAAGAACGCCGTGAAGTCGTTTGCCGAGCTCGGTCTATCGGTGACCGACTTGGCCAACCTCAACCCAGACCAAGCCTTCAATGCAGTCGTAGTTGCCATCAGTAAGCTGCCCAACCCGGCCCAGCAAGCTGCCGCAGCCGTCAGCCTGTTTGGCAAGAGCGGCGTTGAACTTGTGCCGATTTTCCAAGAGGGCGCAACATACCTTCAGCAGATGACGGCTGAAGCCAAGCGGCTTGGAATCGTCCTGAGCCCACAGCAAACGGCAGGCATTGCAACGCTTGACGACTCGCTGCAAAAGTCCCAGCAGACGATTCAGGCCTTTTCCGCCAGAGTGCTTGCTGAACTCGCGCCGTCGCTGACGGCTGCGGCAGAGAGTGCTTCTACATTCATTGCCAGCATTGACGTACGCCAGGTGGCATCGGCCGTCTCCGCTGCTGTCTCAGACTTGGCAAACGTTTTCGGAGTGCTCGCCAAGACGGCAGCCCCTCTGGCGGGCAACATCTTGCCACTCATCGGCGGGTATCTTGGATTCATCAACCGCCAGGTGCTCGCGTCTGGCATTGCAAACCTGAGCAAGGAGTTTCTTGCGGCCACGGCGTCCGCGTATCGGTTCTCTGGGTCTGCTGGAGTCGCTGCCGTTTCTATTCGCGGCATCCGGGCTGCAATCAGCGGTCTGCTTGCGTCTACTGGAATCGGAATAGTCGCGGTTGTCCTGGGCCTTGCCGCTGGTGCTCTCACCGACTGGGCTATCAGCAGCACAACAGCCGGCCAGGAGGCTACGCTGGCGATGGCCGATCCCACTGATGCAGTGCGACGCCATGCTGCGGAAGTGCGTGCTGCAACAAAGGACGTGCAGCAGTTCGGGTCAGAAACGCGCAACGCACTTAAAGTGCCTACGTTCACTGCTCAGGATCTAGCCCAAGAGGCGATCGACGAAGCCAATGCTGCCATCAAGTCTCTTGCCAAGGAGCTCGGCGGGCTGAACCGTGTTCCGGCAAACCTGCTCGAGCAGTTTCGCGAAATCAAAGGCTTTGCCGAAGGGATCACGACTGACTCGTTGGCGTTCACTGACGCCATCAACTTGGCGAGCCGTGACGCTCAGGCGTTGACAGCCGAGGTGCGACAAATCACAGAAGCTAGGCGTGCCGACGCTGATGCTGCAAAGGCAGTGGCTGATGCGGCCAAGAAGGCCGCAGAGGAGTCCAGGCAGCGCGTGGCAGAGCTGGCAAACGCCGGGCTGAGCGATGCCGAGAAGAGCCGAGTGCAGCTCAACAAGGATCTGCTGGCCATTGTTACGGAGCAACGTGCAGCCGAGGAGGCCTTGGCTTCTGCAAAGCGTGCAGGCGACGCCAAGAGCATTTCCGACGCACGGCAGCGTCTTGGGTTAGCTCAGCAGGCTGCCAAGCAGGCAAAGGAAGAAGACCGGCAACGCCAACTAGACGCACTCGGCATCGACCGGAACCTGCTGAAGCCGGCCCAGACCCTGGCTGAGCAGTTCCAGGCTGTTCGCACAGCGTTTGACAAGAAACTGATTGACGGTGGTGAAGCCAGGCAGGCATTGAACAATCTTGCCCAAGAAGGAATCGCCATTCGCAAAGAGATCGCCGCCGAGTTGTCCAGGCCTGCCGCGTCCGCCCTTGAGGTGAACGACATCCGTAGCAACCAAGGAGCGTCGCAGTTCATGGCGTTGGCAACCGGCCGTGAAGACCCAGCGATAGCCCAGCGTCGCGAGCAGCTGCAGAAACTTGAAGAGATCCGCAAGGGCCTCATCGATGTTGGTGCGAGGCCAGTTGAAATCCTTGGAGGTGCCTAGGCATGGCCGTCATCTCCTACAGGGAAGTCATCCCTCGCACGTTCTCGCACCGCTTTGGCGAAGGCCCAACGGCTGAGAGGAAGTACGTGTGTACGCTTGACGGTGCCACGGCGACGCAGGACATCATCAACGCGGTTGGCATCTTCCATGGTTCTCAGCACCCAGAGTTTGCGTACCTCCTATGCCTCAGCGGGTCTGTCACTGAATCAGACCGCTATCACGCAGAGGTTTCGTTTTCGTACGGGGTAGTCAACCAAGACAGTCAGTCATGGGATCCGAGCCCGCTTGCAAGGGCTGACGTGTGGTCGTTCTCAACGGGCGGCTCGCAGGTGCCTGCACTGATCTACTTTGACGGCTCCACAAAAAAACCGCTGGTAAACGCTGCCGGCGACTATTTTGAGGGGCTCACGGTCAACGAGGCAGAGGTGCGATGCACGATTAGCGGCAATCGCTCTCAGTTCCCTTTGGCTACCGCCGCCGCAGTGACCAACACGGTCAACGCCTCATCGTTTCTCGGCGGAGCGGCACATACGTGGTTCTGTGCTGGAGTCAGCGGCCAGCAGACCGCAGAGGTAGTCAACGGGCTTGAGGTTCGCTATTGGCAGGTGAGCGTTGAGCTCGTGTATCGGCAGAGCGGCCACAATCTTTTGCTTCCCCACGTTGGCTGGCACTACGTGACAGGCAGTGGCAGTACGAAGTTTCGCACGTATGTGCGTGCTGAGGACGGGACCGACATCGCCGCAGCTACACCGCAGCCGCTGAACACTGACGGCTCGCAGAAATACACGGGCGGAACATCTGGCCCGCCAGACATTCTGACGAGACGTGTGTATCCAGAGGCCAACTTCTCGTCCTACTTCGGCAGCCCGCCGTTCTAAGTTATGCCAACCATTCAAGACGTGCGGATTACCTCTGCCACGACTGTACGGGTCATCGTCTCGCTTTGCACAGCGAACACGACGACGCTGGCGATGACGGCCTATCCAGTGTTTTCCGCCTCCACGACGTACGGCACCAACACGTACAAGGCCAACACACCACTTCTTAGGTTGTCGCCATCGACGGCTACCGTTGCCGTGTCAAACCCAAGCGTCTCAACAAACACATCTGCCGGTGCCGCCACGGCAACGCTGACATTTGGCACGTCGTTTGACGGCTCAACGGTCGAATGGCAGAGCGGCGGGTCAGTGCGACGCTATCAGTACATCGTGCACACGTCAGGCCATACGCCTGAAACCGCCTACTCGGCTGCCGTTACCTCGAGCACTGCCGTGCTTGTCAGCGGGCGGATTGACGTTGCCATAGCAGCAACTGTCCCACAGCCAGGCATCAGCGTCTGTAGTGTCGTGGTGAGGTAGTCATGGCACAGAAACCAGACGGCAAGGCTATTCGCACGGAGCGGGTCACGTTCACTAGGCCTGCGGCAGAGCGGATTGCAAAAACAGTACGCACGGTTGAGGCTGGCTCTCGTGCCGGGGCTCCGCTCGTGTTTGGCGGACGCCCGCAGGGGACGCCGCTATCGCTCAGCGTGGCTACGTTCACCGGCTCGTGGCAGAAGGGGGCGTGGAAAACCGTCACGCTACATGGCTCGACAGCCACGGCCAGCGTCTACAACTGGTGCAACTCGTCTGACGGCAGCACGTCTGACACTGCCTCTTCGCAGTTCGTTGTCTTCGGCCGGGCGAACGGCACCAACAGCGTGCTCGAGATCAGCGTGCTCAACACGTCGCAGACGTGCCGCATGTCGATTGCTGGAGTGGATCTGACCGCTTTGCCAGGCTACTCAGCCGGGACGATTCAGCTGCTTGGACACGCCGCAGCCAGCACCAGCGGCACCGCGTGCGCCACGCTGACTTGGTACAGCATCACCACCTGCTCCACGGCCGCATGACCAGCATCGCGTGGAAGAACGGCCCGATTCTTCGCAACGGTGCTATAGGCACCGAGCAGGCGTGCTGCTGTGGAAGTACACCAGAGTGCTGTCCAGTGTCGCTTGAGTACGTGAGCAAGGGCGTCACATTTACAGGCAAGGCACGATTTAACTGCACCAAAGACCTGCAGTCGCCTTATACCTTTGTTTCTCTCATATCGAGAGGCTCGCCGTGCCAGTATTTTATCCAGGTCTCAAACATTTATTCGACACAAAATGTTTCTGGCCAATGCTATTTCACGTGCTTTTATAACTATGAGTACGGCCCGTTGACGATTGCAGGCAGTTGCGGCAACGGCAGTGGGTGTGCTGGGTCTGCTGGATACCCGTCAGACGTTACGCTCACGAGCAGCGATTTTGCACTTACGTCTGAAGACTGCACGTCTAAAGAGAACGCATGCTCAGAGCCATATGAATACTCCTATGAGCCTGAATATTGGTTTCCTGATAGCGTGTCTGTTTACTACAACCCTTTGCCATGATTACCTGCCAGGTGCGTCACTTAATGGCTCGGTGTCGCGAGCGTGGCTACACGTTCGACGACGTGCGTTCGTGCATTGTTAGTCAAGATGGCGACACGATTACCGTTGACGAGACACACCCTGCGTACCCTCGCAGCAAGCCCGGCCTTGGCGACATGGTGAAGGCTGGGCTGTCCGCCATCGGCATCACCGAGGAGCGAGTCAGTGCTGCCATTGGCCGCCCGTGCGGATGCTCGCAGAGGGCCGAGGCCTTAAATGAACTGGGCCGCAAGATCGGCATCGGTTGACGCCCCGGCTACCGTCACCAGGGAAAGGGCGAGCCGTGCCAGACGATCACCACGTCACGATAGACGGCAAGCGGTGGCTGCTCCGCTTCACCGCCCTGA